ATATTTATATTGATGTTATTTTGGCTTTAGTTGCCTTGATCAACGTTTGGGTGTTTGCCGTTATTACTGGTTTATTCTTTCCGAATGAATGGGTAAAAGAGTGGTATGGGTTTCCGTGGATACTAACAGTTATGTTATCGATTATAATCTCACTCCACGTGGCATATAATTATTTAAAAGACAAATGAAAGATATTTGTTCTAAAAGGAATTTGTGGTGTGAATGCAAACATTGCCGCGAAGCTTGGCGGGAAGCGTATGATGAACTTGGTCAAGAATTAAGTTTAGGTCGGGAAGAATATGACTATGAAAACGAAAGTGAATTGGATATAATCCTTGAAAAGGATGGATGGTAGTGACAATGGTTAATAGGTACTTGATATGAAAATCAGAGCAGGTTTTGTAAGCAATAGTTCATCCTCTAGTTTTTTAATGGGTATTAGGTATAAGGATGAAAAGGAGCATTTTTTCAACTTACTGTCTAATAAACCCACACCACCCGACCGAACTGTAATCGCTGATATTGTGAAAAAGGCTAATACGAATTGGGCAATGGATGATACTATTATGGTTGACCTAATTGACACCTCTTCCGTAGAAATAACACCAGAAAATATATTGGATTATTTTGATCCGGAGGCGAACTCTGATACTATTGATTTGATTAGAGATAATGGTGGTATGATTTTTTACTACGTTTCTATCTCCGATGAATTTGGTTATCCTGGCGCAGAAGGGCGAGGTTTGGTTCCTGACTTTGGTGGTTTAAAGACCAAAGATTATTTAACCATTTATCTTAATGATTGAATTGAAATGAAGATTCGTTTGGGATTTGTTAGTAATAGTTCTAGTTCTAGTTTTACAGTTAGGTTAACTGATTTAACTTATGGTCAAATTGAAGATTTATTAAAGTGCACCTCTTTTCCTCACGGGGTCGATTGTTGCTATTATGGTGATTCGTGGGAGATTTTCATTCAAGATAACGAAATGCGTGGTGAAACCTATATGGATAATGGAGACATGCTGAATTACATGATTAGTATTGGTATTGACCCAAAATTAGTTCAGTTTATCAGTTATGCATAATTTTAGGCATTGACAGTTAATTGATAAACTGATATAATTATATAGTCAGTTGACTATTGAGAGGTATCTTCAAATCATGAAAAATAGCATTCTTTCAATTCTGAATGAACTCGAGTCCGATAATTCGCGCTTAGCCAAAGAGGCGATTCTAAGGCGTGAGGTGGATAATGAAGTTCTAAAATTAGTATTCAAGTCTGCACTTGACCCATACATTAATTATTGGATCAAGAAAATCCCAGACTATAAGATGTGTAAAAAATGCGTACCGTTAGCTAGTGCTATAGTTAATTTGAGTCCGCTGATTACTCGGGAAGTTACTGGTAATGCTGGGATTGAATACTTGTCAAATATTCTGTCTAACCTATCTGGACCTGATGCAATCGTTCTCGAACGAATAATTGATCGTGACTTGAAGTGTGGTGTGGGTGAACCAACAATCAATAAGATTTGGCCCGGGTTGATTCCGACCTTCGATGTTATGTTAGCACACAAGGACATTTCTGGTATTAAGTATCCAGCATACGCTCAGGTCAAAAAGGATGGTATGCGTTGTCATCTTCATTTTGATGGAACCAAGGCGACTGCATGGTCAAGGAATGGAAAGCAAATTGAGCTATTGGGTGTGTTTGATATTGAGGCAAGAGTTTCCATGCTTCCAGATGAAACATGGGATGGTGAGATTGTTTTCTATAAGAATGGTAAACCACTAGATCGTAAAACCTCTAATGGTTTGGGGTACAAAGCAATTCGGGGTACCATTACCAAAGACGAAGCCGAGATGGCTAGATTCTGTGCATGGGATGTGGTTGATTTTTCATCAACGGTAAAATACAAGGATCGCCTCAATAAACTGAAAACAATTCTTCGGTATGAACATGAGTGTGGCAATTCGGATAAGTTCATTTTGGTTGACACCGTCGAGGTTTCAAGTGAAAAAGAGGCTATGCAATTTTACAACGAATGCCTCAGTAGAGGTGAAGAAGGCGCTGTACTAAAAAATATCAATTCAGTTTGGGTGCCTAAGAGGACTAAGGATCTAGGTAAATTGAAGTCTGAGGAAGAGGCAGATTTGGTTGTCACGGGTTGGAAAGAGGGAAAGGGGAAATTCAAGGGGCAGGTTGGTTCACTTGACTGTCAAACATTCGATGGCAAATTAACGGTTAATGTATCTGGTTTCACCGACAGTGTTCGGCTTGGCTTAGACAAGTCAGTTCTTGGCAAAATAATCACCGTCAAATATAATCAGAAGATACAGGATAAACAAACTAAAGAATGGTCGTTGTTTTTGCCCAGATTTGTTTGTTTCCGAGAAGATAAGGATGTTGCCAACACCATTGGTGAACTAAAATGAGAAGGCCCAAATGTGCTTGTGGCAAACCAGTCAAAATAGGAGCAGTCCGAAAAGACGGTTCTCGTTACTATTATGATAGATGCAATGAGTGCCATGTTGTTAAGATGGCTAAACGTAAAGGTATAACTCGTATTGAATATATTAGAAATACACAACTTAATACTGCTACACGTGCGGGCTATGAATCAGTAGCACAATATCAAAGCAAACGTCATAAGTATAGAAAGTATAGAAAGGACTATTGCGAAAACAAAGATGGACATTTGGGTTTCGTTTGCAGGGTTCCTAAGAAGTGGTTTTCGGTTGATGGTAAAAGTGTATTACAGGTTGACCATATAGATGGTGATCCTACTAACAACGATCCATCCAATTTAGTAACATATTGTCCGACTTGTCATCGAATAAAGACATATATGAATAATGACCACAAAACCCCGGGAAGAAAAACATTGAAATACAGGAGAATACGTTGAAATTTTATACAGGCGCATGGCAGTACGGAAACAAGATTTTCTACAGGGGCATTGAAAATGGGAGAAAGGTAATCCTCAAGGATTCCTTTTCTCCTTCCCTATTCGTAAAATCAAAGAATGATTCTAAGTGGACTTCACTGTATGGTGACTCACTATCTGAAATAACGTTTGCTGATATTAATGAGGCGAAAGAGTATGTAAAGCGGTATGAGGATGTCGCAGGATTTGAACTGCATGGGATGACTCAATTTCAATATAAGTACATCAATGCACATTTCCCTGATGAAATTCAGTATGATACCAAGGACATGACAATTTGGTCTTTGGACATTGAGGTATCCACAGAATATGGATTCCCAAATATTGCAACAGCTAATGAAGAAATTCTGCTAATTGCTATTACCGATAAGACAAGTAGAAAATCAATTGTATTCGGGACCAACGATTATATCCCAACGGGTAAAAATAATAACGTGAAATTTGAGTATCGTTTGTTTAAAGATGAATACACGATGCTGAAGAAATTTATTGAGTTTTGGCAGTCGGATTATCCAGATATTGTGACTGGTTGGTCGATTGATGTTTTTGATTTTCCTTATTTGGTTAATCGAATTTCTAGAGTGTTGGATGATGATTGGGTCAAGAAATTATCACCATTTAATGTGGTGTCAGAACGTCAAGTTGAAATTCGAGGAAAAATGGTTCAGACGTATGAAGTTTTGGGTGTCATTCAGTTAGATTATTTGACACTATACAAGAAATTTACCTACACTCAGCAAGAATCATATTCATTAGAAAATATCTCAATGATTGAACTTGGTAAGGGTAAAGTTGAAAATCCCTATAGTACGTTCAAAGAATTTTACACTAATGATTTTCCCTTGTTCGTAGAGTATAATTGCATTGACTCAATACGCCCACTTGAGTTGGATGATAAAATGCAATTGATAGATTTGGTTGTTTCAATTGCGTATCAGGCAAAATGCAACATTAGAGATGTTTATGGTCCTGTCAAAACGTGGGATGTTTATATCTACAACTACCTATCTAAACAGAATATTGCAATTCCTCCACAATCCAAAAAACCTAGTAGGGAATTTGAAGGTGCATTTGTGAAGGATCCTAAGGTTGGGATGTATGGTTGGGTGGTTTCCTTTGACTTTGCGTCACTGTACCCAAACATCATTCGACAGTGGAATATGAGTCCTGAAACTATTACGGATTGCACTGTAGATATGACAGTTGATAAAATGGTTTCTGAAATGCCATACAAAAAGGATCATGAGTTATCGGTTGCAGCTAATGGATCAACGTATGAAATTGGTAAAGAGGGAATTTTACCTAAGTTGATGACTGAAATGTTAGATGGAAGAAAGTTGGCTAAAA